TCAGGCCTGCGGAAACCGCGAGTCACTAGAGCCTTCTCTCCCGGCGTCGCCTGTAAACTCCTGTGGCGCGCATTTCCGCACGGTACGAGCGGGTCCCCAAACGCCTTCGCCACGGAAAGTCTCCTCGGCACCTCTCGGAGAGGAGGGTCGATCGTTGTGAATGGGTTGTTGTTACCGGGTTGGCAATCGCGCAGCGCCCTAAAGCGACTTTGGTCGCTACAAGTAACGGTACAGGAAGCACTTACCTAGCAGAGGCCCATGAGGGATAGGGCTGGCGGGTGGAGGGGTCACCCAACGAACGTCGACGGGGATGCTGCCGCCACCAGGGGCGCGGCAGTCCCCGATCGGCGACGGACCGTGGGAAGAAACGTCGAGTCTTGAAGCCTGACAGGCGCCGTAGAATTAATCTGAAGCGCCGAATCCAGCCATCGGGCGGCGCGTGCACGGTGAGTCGTAACTTTGGCCTGGGCGGCCAGCGGGCCGTTGGGAACGATGCCGACGGATAGGATCGAAGAGCTGCTCTCCGAAGAAGAGCAGCGCGATGAATGGAAGAAGAGGCTAGAGCAACTCGACCAGTCGCGGCAGGAACGTCTGCGACGTCTGGATGCTGCGCTGCGAAAGCTGTCCGCAGTGATCCCGCGCGAAGGGCAAGTCCCTTCGACGATGACTCAGGAGGAGTTTGCCGACGAACAGATGGCGGTGCACAGGATCCTGGAGGAGAATGGCCTGGGCCCAGCGCTTGCAAGACTCGCGCAAAGGATGAGCGCTACGAGCGATCGGAATCTGCGAGTTGCGGCGGCGTTGTTGGTCGAGGACAGCACGCAGGGCATCCTCAAGCGGCTCGGACAAATCGGCCGCCGGCCACGGCAGCGTGACCCACACGATCCCGGGCAGGTCTGCCAGTCAGAGATCTTCCGGCAGTACCGCGACCTGCTTGGGCAGCTTGTGAAGCTGGAAGATTTTCCCGAACACGCGGAAAGCGTCGAGCTGCAAACGAAGCTCTGGCCCTCGGTCCTCCCCCCGGCTTCCCCAGGCGTGACTGCCGGGCCGAGCGGGGATGGCTGCGCACCGGTCGCTGCGACCGACCCAGGCGAACTGGAGACAGCAGGTCCCGGCAGGGCTCCCGGTCCCAGGGCAAATGGGAACACGGGAGCACACTTTGATCATTGGGCGTTCGGCATGGAAGCGGAAGGCCGCTGGCATTTGTTCCGACGCGTGATGGAAGGTGGCCGGCCGCAGTGGCGTTACCAGCGCAAAGTGCAGAAGCTGTCGCGCGGCAAACTCCAGCAGATCATGCAGAAATTAGCGGAGGGGGAAGGGTTTGTCTCCCGAGATGATCTGTCCCGGTTGATCTTTCGAGCCCCGCTGTCGGAAAGGAGCAAATACAAGGGCCAGGTACTGACGCCACTCTCGCGCCTCCGAGCGGTGATTCGGGAGAACGTCGCTTGCATGACGAAAGCAGACCCGCTGCCCTGGGATGAGGGTCAGCAAGGCTGGCGTGCCAAAATCGAGATCGGATACGCCACCCAAGAAGAGTCCCGGCTGAAGTTTGGCACGCGCTCGGCAATGCAACCCTGAGCTGGTTGCAAATGCAACCGCCAGGGGACGTGGCCTGGTTGCACTTCTGACACGAATCGTCGCCTTTTTTTTGCTTTTGCGCAACCCCTTGTTTACAAGGACTCTTGCCGTCGGCAGTCACACGGACGGCGGATCTTTTTGACTCAAATCCCGGCAATTGCAACCGCACTGCAACCCTTCTTGAAGTGAAGGCCCCAAGAGGCGGCCATTATCAGGAAGGGGTGAAGCGATGCTTGTCGAATCACGCAAGATCGAGGCAATCAGACCCTACGCCGGTAACCCGCGTGCCAACGACGACGCGGTCGCTGCGGTGGCAGCGTCGATCCGGGAGTTCGGCTTCCGCCAACCGATCGTCGTCGATGAGACCGGGACGATCGTTGTTGGTCACACGCGCTATAAAGCCGCACTCGAGCTTGGCTTGAAAAAAGTGCCAGTGCATGTCGCCACCGACCTAACGCCGGCACAGATCAAGGCCTACCGCCTGGCCGACAACAAGACGGGCGAGATCGCCGACTGGGACCACGATCGGCTCGTAGCAGAGTTGCTCGAGCTGGAGAAGATGGCGTTCGACCTTGATCTTCTTGGCTTCTCTCCCGACGAGCTGCAGGAGCTCGGTGGCGTGGAGATGGCCCCCGGTCTGACCGATCCGGACAGCATTCCCGAGCCTCCCGACGCGGCGGTGACGCAACCCGGTGACCTGTGGATTCTGGGTCAGCATCGGCTTTGCTGCGGAGACGCCGCCAAGCGCGACGATGTCGATCGCTTGCTTGATGGGGCAACAGTTCACTTGGCGCATACCGACCCGCCTTACAACGTGAAGGTCAAGCCCAGGACCAACAACGCCATCGCTGCCGGCCATTCTTCCTTCGAAGGGACCAAGCCCCATCGAGCGATGGAGTTCGCGCGTCATCCGAAAAAGCCCAAGCCCACTGCCAAGAAGTTGCGCCCACGGGACCGTCCTTTGATGAACGACTTCATGTCGGAGACGGAATTCGACCGCCTCTTGCGGGTATGGTTCGGCAACCTGGCCCGCGCGCTGTTGCCCGGAAGGTGTTTTACCATTTGGGGAGGGTATGACAATCTTTCGAGCTATCCCTCGGCCTTGCGGGAATGTGGTCTGTACTTCAGCCAGGCCATTGTGTGGGACAAAGTCTGGCCCGTGCTTTCGAGGAAAGTGTTCATGGGAGTCTTCGAACTGGCGTTCTTCGGCTGGAGAGAGGGGGCCGCTCACCAGTTCTTCGGCCCGGCCAACGCGACCGATCTCTGGCGCGTGCAGAAAGTGACCCCGGCCAGCATGGTTCATCTCAGCGAGAAGCCGGTTGAACTAGCCGTCCGTGCGATTCAGTACTGCAGCCGACCGCGGGAAAACATCCTGGACCTCTTTGGTGGATCGGGAAGCACCCTGATCGCCGCGGAGCAGACCGGGCGGCGGGCGTTCGTGATGGAGATCGACCCGCTTTATTGTGATGTGATCGTGCGCCGCTTTGAGCAATTCACTGGCCAGAAGGCCGAGCGCCACACGAGGTGAGGTGCGGGAATGGCAGGTCGCAATGCCCAGGAGCGCTTTCGCATCCGCGAGCGCCGCCAGCGCGTCGCCGGGATGTATCTGCAAGGCATGAGCCAATGGGAGATCGGCCGGCAGCTTGGCGTCACGCAGCAATGCATTGCCAAGGATGTTCAGGCCCTGGAAAAAGAGTGGCTGGCAGCGGCGGTCGTGGCGATCGACGCCGCCAAGGCCAAGGAACTGGCCCGCATCGATCGCCTGGAACGAGTGGCCTGGCGTGCCTGGCGGCGCTCGTGCCGGCGGAAGGAGCGGGCCACGACCCGCATGGAAAGAAAGCTTGATGAGGATGCCCAAAAAGCCAAAACCGTTACCAGCAAGGCCACGGAGCTGCGCGACGGCAACCCGGAGTACTTGAAGCGTGTCGAGTGGTGCATCAGCAAGCGCTGTGAGCTGTTGAAGCTCAACCCGCCCCAGCGCCTCGAGCATGGCGGCAGCGCGGAGATGCCGCCCATCCAAACCGAAATGCCGGTGGAGTTGACCCGTGCCCAACGCTTTGTTCGCGTCGCTGCGCTCCTTGCCGACGGCGGAATTGTACCGCCGGATGGCCCAGATGGAAACGGATCGGGCAAAGCTCCGCGCCCTTGATGCGGAGCTGCTAGTCCTCGACCGCCGGCTCTGGGTTCCCTTACCCGGCCCGCAGCAGGAGGCTTACGACAGCCCGGCGGATGAACTGTTTTTCGGCGGCGCCGCCGGCCCCGGCAAAACCCAGCTGTTGCTGGGCCTGGCGTATACCAGACATCAACAGGCGATTGTTTTCCGGCGCGAATACTCGCAGCTGCGTGAGATCATCGAGCAATCTTCGCAGATGATCGGCGCCAATGGCAGCTATCACGCGCAAGAGCACATCTGGCGGTTGAAGGATGGGCGGTGCATCGAGTTCGGCAGCGTGCCGCACGAATGGGACGTTCGCAAGTACCAGGGCCGGCCGCACGACCTGATTGCGTTTGACGAGCTGCCGGAATTCACCCGCGACCAATATCGTTTTCTTCTGGGCTGGAATCGGACGGACGATCCGCGGCAGCGCTGCCGGGTCGCGGCCGCCGGGAACCCACCGACGACGTCCGAAGGCCGCTGGGTCCTGGAAGCGTGGGCGCCGTGGCTCGATCCACAATTCCCGTTGCCGGCGAAGCCCGGCGCGCTGCATTGGTATACGACC